CGGTCAGTATGGAAAAATTCGGCCTTCCCCTGCCGCGAATCCCGGACACTGGTGAACCGCCCGCGCCCCTGCTCCGCTAGGCAATCCGCCATGCATCCTGCGGCCTTCGATCCCGGACACAAAACCGGATCGGGGTAAAGCGATAACCCCGCATATCGGAACGGTGCCGCCGCGCCGGTCTTTTTCAATTTGGTATTACCCCCTCGGGTGTCTAATAGCTTCACTGATTACTCTCCCAAAGTATCGCCGCCAATCGCGGCCCGCTCACTATCGCATACCGCGCAGGCAAAAAAAAGCCCGCCAGTGTGGCGGGCTATCGGATCAGGTGCGGGCTATCCCGCTACCGAAATAATTACCGGCTCATCCGTGGCGCGGGCCCGCTCGGTCACGATGCGCAATTTAAAGGCGCGGACCGCGACATGAATAAACCGCTCTAGATCATCAATTTCCCAACCGCCGCCCGCAATCAAATCCGCAATTTTTTCCGCGTTCAAGTCGGGCTCGCATTCTTCGCAAATGTAGCGATCCAATTCGGCCCATTCCTCTCGGAGGTTATCCGGGGTAATTTCGTTTTCATTTAAAATAACGCCCGCGTCCCACGCGCATAAGGAAATTTCAGACAACTCAATTTCAAAATCGCGAATTTCTAAATTTATATATGCCATATTTTATTTCTCCCAAAGTTTGCCGCAAAATTGCGACAGCCGGACTATCGCATATATTTTAGGCAAAAAAAAGCCCCGCCGAAACGGGGCCCACTCTGGGAAGTGTGGGTTATGCGGCCATCGCCACGCGTTGCCAATCGGAGCGGGGCAGGTCCAGAACGCGCCCGCCCAGTTTCTGCCAATCGTCAACATTGTCCGCTTCCGCCTGATGCGCTACCGCCGTGACGGCGTTCACCATAGTGGCGCGGGTTACAGGCTGACCGGCATAACCCGACTGCCCAATTGTGGCGAGCAACCCCTCCATCAAACTAGCGGTATCCTTTTTAGTGAGCGCCAACACTTTGCCCATTGCCTCGACTGCGGATATGGCGGAACCTTCGACCTTGTCGCCGTGCGCCGCCTTCATTTTTTCTAGTACTTCATCGAATGACTCGCGGCTGGCGTAGGCCTTAGTCACATCCCGCATCTGAAGCGCCAGCGCGTGATTATCCGCATCCTTCGCTTCATCAGTGAGCAGGCCCCACGTATCAGCATCGCCACGCGCCCCAGTGATGTGAGACTTGCGGGTGCGCTTTTCGGTCTGCATCCCGTTTAGGCAGGCCAGCGTCCAAAACATTTGGAACACGTTCACGCTACCGCAACCGACTTCGCTGTTAGACATGCCAATGCCCAGCGCCATGATATCGCCGACTGCCGCGCCTTCGCCCGTGATCACTTCAGATTTGAGGCGCAGGTACAAACGCTTGTCAGTCACCTGACCGTTCACCACTTTCCACTGGGCATCGCTTTCCAGCAGTTCGGGCAGTGCAGACTGCAACAGGTGAACGTTATCGAACGTTTTGAATTTGTCACTGACAAATGCTCGGGCAGTGCCTGCGCGGTCAGAATGCTGAAACGAACGGATCATTCTGACGGCGGGCTCTTTTTGCCAGATAGCATTAATCAGTCCATCGAACTCGGTAGAGTAATCCTGTTGTAACCGGCGGGCAGTCCGAACGTCGATACCGGCCCGCTGGCTGATCTGGTCAAACGCCACATCATTAGCGGCGAGAATCTGAGTCGGTGCCCCGCCGGACTGTTCCATGATGATCTGGCTGACCTTACTGCCGTCGCCCCGATCCCCGGTCATGAGTTGAAGCTGATTAGTGGGGGCCAGAAAATCTTGCGATCTGGCGGCCTGCTCTTGAACCTGTTGAAGCAAACGGGTCAGCGTGTTGTCTGAATTTTCAATTGTATGGTGCATGATGTATCTCCCAAAGTAAGCGGCGGATTGCCGAACCCGAACTATCGCATACCGGGAACGGGGCGGCAAGCCCTCTTTTTAAAATTTCAATCAGACAATCCTTCGCTGGATTTTAGTGTCCAGCACGCCTCGCCGTCATATTCGCGAACGTCCACGATTTCCATTTGGTCGCATCCGGGTTCATACCAATCGTCATGCACCCGTTCGGCGGCTCCAATGCGGGCGTTATACATATCGATGACGCGCTGATTAAAAACACGCTCGGCAATCTTTATCGCTTCTTCTTCCGATGACGCCAAAATGTCGATCTTTGTATCCATCGAAACCCAACCGTGAACCTGATAGTGATCTCGCATTTCAATCGCAGGCCACAACTCAACATCCGCCAGTGCCGCCGCGACTTCGTCGGCTCGGCTGTCCGGCTGTTCGTCTTCGCTGGCCCCGCAGAGGGGGCACTCAAATTTTGATTGGTCCGCACCCAAGCTTTGTTTGGGCCGAATGTAATCAGTCTTGCATTCGCAATCCCAGTAATCGGGGTGGGTAACGGTGGCAGGGTCCTGCCCATATTCCAGTGTTGTCATGTTCACTCTCCCAAAGTGATGCGGAGGATTCCGCAGAAGGAGAGTATCGCATATGCGAGGCAAAAAAAACCCCGCCGGAGCGGGGTCAGTGCGCAACGCTATCTACGATGGCGCAGGCGTCGAGTAATTCTTTGTCGGGCAAAGAATCTATCAACTGCTGAATCGCGGCCCGCAAAACTTCCGCAGGAACATCATGGGGGTCTGACAAGCCGCACTCTATTTCAAAACAAAAATCATATACATGGGTGATCATGGGTTACGCGCCAGTAAGCTATTAATCCTTTCACCCTCTTCAGTAATCGGCGCAGGCCGACCGACATAGTCATCATACAACCAGACAAAATGACCTCTAGGGTCCATGCCCTTTTCCGTACAAGCATCTACCCAACCCTGCGGCAGGGCATGGTCATAAGTCATTCCAGAATATCGCTGTTCCGCAGCTTCGCCATTAGTCATTTCTACTCTCCCAATATCTTCAGGCACCATTGCCTTTCCCCAGTGTATGCGATGTGTCGCTTACGGGGCAAGTCTTTTAAAAAAAGCGGCCCAATCCACGGGGGCAGGGAAGAAGGCCGTGGCTTCAGACTCCAACCCTTCTAGGCGCAGGTCTATCACGCAGTCGCCACGGTACAGGGACACCCCCGCAGAATGCTTGACCGCGATCCAACAACTACCGTGAGCGTGTTTGGTAGCGAACGCCACCTGATGAGGAGAGATCTGAACAGAATTGTTTTGCGTGGTCTTCAACTCCACCAAATGCCAATTACCGTCGCCGTCCAAAATTAAAACGTCAGGCACCCCCTGCGTTGCACGAGACTCCAATCGCGTGGCGCTCCAATCCGGGCGGTGTGTTTTCATGGCCTGTTTCATGGCCTGCCAAAAGCTGGCTTCTCTCAAGCGTTTGGGCTTTCCCTCCGTTTTCAAGATGTCCATGTTATTTAAACTTTTTTCTCCTAAGCTCCCACGCCTTTTTATCTAACGGGTGGTAAAACCGAGGCTCTATCCAGTTTTCTTCTATCCCGTGTTCGCCCGACTTTCGGCGATCCCATTCTTTTTCGCCGTACCACATTTTTCCAAAGAAATTAATCAGAAACATTCGTTGCTTGCCCCCCTAAACGCTCTCTCGCTTTTTTTCGATTGGAATCTTCTGGCCCCGCATCATGAGTTATTGGAGCATAAACCTGCTTCAACTCGTCTAAAGCCTTAATCACTTCTTCCTTGCTCATCTGCTCAATCGTGCCGTGCCGGATCTCCGTCTTATTGACGTAGATATCCCCCTGCGCCTGACCCCGGCGATACTCCGCCTGCACTGCGGCAGAATACGCGCCGCTGTCCAACGCAGCATCCCGGATGACTTGAAGATCCCGAAGGTGGCGCTGGTATTCCACGCCGTACTTTTGATCAAGCTCTTGCCGATACTCCCGGATCGCCCGACAAACGTGCGGGCTGATCTTGGGGTTGGTTAGTTCAGAAGCTCGGACATGGGCAGAC